AATAGTAACATAAGGCGTAGCTTGATTTATGCTGTCACGACCCTGAAAAACTATTGAACCAACACCATCGTTATCCGCAGGGCTACCTGACACCCTATCAAATAAAAGGTGTGGTGCAGTAATGTGACCACTATCTGTGCTTTTTAAAGTTAAAACAGCATCGCTAGCAAGTGTACCTGTTTGCGTTAATACTGTATCGCCACCTGTGAAAGTGTCTGCCGATATATTACCAGTGCCTGTTATGTCACCTGCTACGTCTAAGTCAGTTCCGTTAGTTAGCTCTAATGTTGTGGAAGTTAGCGACATCACCTGTGTAAGTGACGACGTTCCGTCTTTCATAAGATTGAAGTTTAGTTGACCATCATAACTAGCGTGAGTAGTATCTTTAAGAACACCTGTGATATTGGCATATTCAAATGTAGGTAGAAAAACAAAATCTTCGTTCCAACCATAAAACTCAATTTTACCCGCTTCATCATCATCAGCAGTAGTTGATGACTTTCTATCTAAACGAATTGTTGGTGAAGATACATCGCTAGTATCATCATTGTATATATGTAAAGCAGGGGTGCTTGTGCTTGACTGCGTGATACTTATGTTGCCTGTACCAGTAATGTCGTTACCATTAAGGTCTAAGTCACCACCTAGCTGTGGGGTTGTATCATCTACTAAGTTTTGCAGGGCTGAGTTAGCAGTTGCGGTTGTGGTTGTTAAAACAGCATCTCTAGTTGATATGTCTACTCCATCAACAGTACCACCTAGAGTAATATTACCGTTAGATAAATTTAAACTACCGTTTAATGAATTATAGCTTCCTATAACATTCATATCACCTGAAATGTTAGCGTTACCTGTGCTTACAAACAGGTTAGCCTGACAGGTACTACTGGTAACAACATTACCTGATGTTGATAAACCTGCGGCAGTGATAGTGCCTGTAGTAGTATCATCAGCATCTGCTCTAAGATACTTAGGGTCAGTCTGCGTAGTAATGTCAAAGGATGTTAAGTAACCCTCAGTACTATGGTCTCCCCAACTATAAGCTGTATCCCAGTTATCAATCTTAGTCGCATCCTCAGTCCACTTAGTGCCAATACTATTAGTCACTGTAGTAGAGAAGTTAGCATCATCGCCTAATGCAGATGCTAGTTCGTTAAGAGTATCTAAGGCGGCAGGTGCAGAATCTACAAGGTTGCTAACTGCTGTGTCTACATAGGTTTCAGTTGCATAGGTGCTAGAGTCTACACTGTAAACACCCGCACCATCACGCTTCATTAAGCCGTTGCTAGTGAAATCACCATCGACAATGGCGTTAGCCCCTAATGTTGCAATATCTACACCATCCACTGTGCCTGATACTGTAATATCACCTGTTACATCAAGACCGCCAGTAACACCGCCATACAAAGTAGTAGCACCTGCTACTAGCAACGACTGCGTGCCTGTTGGCGGAATGCCTATATTCACATTACCAGTGAAGCTAGCACCTGATAAGTTTGCTTTACCTGAGATGTCTTGGTGTGTAGTTAGGTAATTTGCATCTGCATGATTACCCCAACCATACGCTGTATTCCAATTTCCAGAGTTATCTGTAACTATAGAATACGAGCCTGAAGTAGCATCTCGCTTCATCAAGCCTTCTGAGGCAAAGTCACCATCTACCAATACATCATCATGGCTAGTTTCTGATGTAAGGAATCTACCATCGAGGTCTGCGGTAACTGTACCGCTGTTAGCTTTAGTAAGTGTTAATGTGCCATCGGTAGTGTCAAAGGATGCTGAAGTAATCTCTAAGTTTTGTGCTGTAGTAGCAGAGTTACTTGCCGCAGATTGAGAAGCCAAAGCCGCCGCTTCAGAATCACTAGCGTTATTTTCTGAAACTAATGCCGCAGATTGAGAAGCCAAAGCCGCCGCTTCAGAATCACTAGCGTTATTTTCTGAAACTAATGCCGCAGATTGAGAAGCCAAAGCCGCCGCTTCAGAATCACTAGCGTTATTTTCTGAAACTAATGCCGCAGAAGCTGATGTGCTTGCCGCAGTTGCGTGTCCTGCGGCATCTGCCACATAACCGTCAATGGTCGTCTGTTCTGGAGAGCCACGGTAGAAACTGGATGTAGAGTCCGCCTCTGTTACCGCGTTCTCGTTGATTGTGCCTTCAGTAGCGTCAGTTGAACCAACCACCGTGTCTTCTGGATTACCGTTGTAAAAACCGCCCATATTAATATCCGCTATTTACTTGTGGAGTAGATCCTGCAACCTCTGCTTCCCTTGTGTGCTTCACTATCTGTGCAACAGCTTTTCGGTATCCAGTCTCCCAACGGCTACCATCTGAGCCTAAGAAGTTTGATGCTTCGACTAGTGAGGCGTACAGATACACCTCTGGAGCCATTGTCAGCATTACGTTAGTTTGCGTGTCAGAAGCTAAACGCCCTACATCGTAGTAGTAAATCATTCTTGCTTCGTTAGCAGAGGTCGTACCTGATGTGGGGAAAAACTTGAGTCGGTATGTTTCTCTAGCGAAACAGGTTGGTACACCTGCTTGATCTTGATAGCTGTGAATCTCGGTAAGAGAAACGCGCTTTAAGGGGTTGTAGTTCCAAAAGATATCTTTAGCTTCTAGGAAATCACTTGGTAGAGTTGCGTAGCCTTCACTGTTGACACTTAACAAGATTGTTTTTTCATTTGTTGGTGTGCGTATCTCGTGAAGTATTCTGTTCTCCGCAAGTTCAATAAAATCTGGTATTTCGGCTGTCAGGTCAGTTCTGTTCAGCCAGTTAGCTATTGCGGCTTTTAAGCCGTCATACGTTGCAATACTCATAGTCTGCCACCGCCTGTACGCAAGTAAGCGTATTCAGGAGAGTTGAGTTTTTTCTTCATGCGTTTGAGGTCTTCTTTGTTAGGAGCCATGACGTTAATGCCTTCTTTCATCCACTCCATAGCGACTACCGATGGAATACTTGCCACACGTTGCATATCGCCCATCTTTCTGCCTTCCGCTTCTTCCCTCGCTCTTTTATTGCTTTCAAGGATGCTTGATACGTCTTGCGTGTGTGCGATAACCAGTTTGTCTTCGTTCTGGTCGTGATGGACTATTTCTTTTAATTCGTCTGACATCGTGTACCTCAACAAAAAAAAGTAAAAGGATGGCTCCGAAGAGCCACCCAGTTTTATCACTACTAAGCAGTTAGTGCTTCAATCAAACCAGAAGCCTTGCTGTTTTCACAAACAAGAGTTTGCTCAGTAAGCATTTGACGCTTATCACTGTCACCTGTCTTAGCAAGTACGATAGTTTGCATAGGACGTAGAACTGCTCGTGACCAGTATTCAGTGTCAAGAACCAAGCAAGAGTTCGCATCGAGGAATCTGTTAGGAACTACTGCACATTCTCCGAAGGGGCTGACATATAAATCCACAGCATTGACAAGTTTTGTACCGCTTTCAATATCACGAGTACGACCTGATGATGCCGCGAATCCTGCAACAACCAACGAGTGTGATGGAGTAACTTGGATTTGATTTGGATCACCACCCGCCTCGTACACATCCTGCAAAGTGTCTAAAAGCAAAGTTTCAGTGAAAGTACGGTTAGAACCCGCAGTGCTTGTTGTTGAAGCATCTATTTGGTTTTGAGCAGATTTTAACTGACGAGCAGTTGATCCATCGCCTGCCGCGCCCGCTTGACCCGCGCCAACAAAGGCGTGTTCGATGTCACGGCGAAGTTCTTTACCTTTCTTAGCGATTTGGTATTGAAGTTCTGAGCCACGACCATACTTCTCAACAACATCAGCAGTACCTGAAGTCTGTACAACTTTTGAAAAAATCTGCGTGTAAGCTGACTTTAAAGTTGTTGTGTCTACCGATGACGCACCTGCGTCTGCGCCTTCCACTACAGCGTTAGTGCCTACGGCGGCTAGTTCATCTTCTTGCCACTGATGTAAAACAGCGGAAGCTGTGCTAGTGCCAATTGATGAAGTGAATGGAGTTAAAGTAGGAGAGATGTCGTAGATGATGTCTTCGATGTCTTCCTTTTTACCTACCTGATCGTAGGATTTGTAAGTACCAGTTACGTTAGCCATTTTAAAAATTCCTTAAAATTAAGTTCGAGATAAGAGGGCTTGAACGGCATCATCCATCGAACCAGACTTTTTAAGACGATCACGCGCTTTGCGGTAGTTGTCTTTCTTGCCTAAATCTTTGGGTTCTGCTTTCTTGCCCGACAAAGTTTTCTTGGGAGTCGCTTTTACTTTCTTTTGCGTCTCTTTCTTAGCCCGATCAAACTGCATAGCTTTGTACAGTGCCGTAACTAGGCGGTGGTCATGCACATCATTAAATTCTTCAGTGCCTACACCTAACGTCTCTTTAGCGTACTCACCAATGGAGTAGTAAAGGTCGTTGTTCCAGTTAGGTATCGTAGATTTGAGTACAGTCAAACTTTCTTTTGCTTTTTCAGCTAATTCAGCCTGTTGCTGTTGCTCAGACCGCTGTTTGTGTGCGTCAGCTTGAGACTTTATAAAGTTGTAAGTCTGTTGGCTTTGCTCGTAGACAGCCTTTGCTTGCTTATATTGATCTGGGTTTTCTACTGCGGCGCGTTCCCAATCTACGTTTGAAAAACGTGAGACATCGGCTCCTGCGGCAGTCAAGAGGGCGCTAAGAGTGGATTCGTAAGTAGCCGTTTGTTCTTCAGCTTGCTTACGCTGTTCGGCAACAGCTTGCGTCTTCTTGGTGTAATCGGATTGCCTCATATAACCAAGTTTTATCTCATCAACTGACAGTTTTTCACCATCAACTTCAAGATAACCTTCGGTTAGTATTTCAGGGTCGCTTTCAGATTCTTCTTCAGTTTCTTCGGTTGGGTCTTCGACCTCCTCAGTTACTTCAGTTTCTTCTTCTAACTCATCCTGTGACTCTTCGATCACTTCGTCAGTAGTTTCTGCTTCTGCTTCAACTACATCTTGCTCTTCTTTAGGCTCTTCGGTTTGGTCTTCAGGGGACTCCAGTACAGCCGTCAGTCTAGCGATAATATCATTGCTATCGACTTCAGTTGAGTCCGTTGTTGCGGTTTGCTCTTCTGACATCAGATATTTCTCCTATTTTACACATCTTTTTGTTGTTTTGCCAATTCAAAGTTGTTTATCAGCCCAGCAAATTGTTGTACAAACATTTGCCCTGCCTTAAACATCGAATACAGGCGTTCACGTTCTTTTTCCGCTTCGGGTGGCGATGCCATAATCTGCTCAATAATCTGACGATTCATTTCTTCAAACGCCTTATTGAACACCGCACTGTTCAACATCTCAGTTGCGGCTTGTGCATCGTTAGCCATTTCTCCAAAATCTTGCTCACTCATTACAAACTCCACTATGTGGTTAGTTTTTGTCTTCTACGACCTATCCGTTTCTTAGTAGAAACTTTCAGTGTCACCGTTTCTTTTTTCGACTTTTGACTTTCAGACTGTGTGTATGACTTATAAAAATCTTTAACATTTAGACTTTCTCTTTCTTTGCGATCTCTGATTGATCTGAGATACGCAGATATAGCTAGTGAATCACTCATTTATCATCCTATTGATACATTGCGTTTTTGTTGTTTTTCGACTTCTAACTCCTTCATGTCCATCTCAATGTCGTGGTTCTGTTTCTCAACGTCCATTAGAAGTCTGCTGTCTTTCTCTTCCTCAACGTGTTCTTGCTTCTGAGTCTCAAACACCATTCGCTGATGCTCTTTCAATACATCCAACTCAAGCTGACCTTCCATAACGGCAACCTGTCTTGCAGTGATGTCAGCATTGAACTCAGCCTGCTGTTGAGCCTGCAACTTAGCTTCTTGTTCAGCCTGCTGTTGCGCCTGCTGTTGTTGCTGTTGCATCTGTTGAAACTGTGGGCTGTTAGGATCAAACAAGAACGTGTTGCCGTTCTTAATGTTCAACAACTCAAAGGCTCTACTGAGCATCGCGTGACGTTGTTGTGCGCCGTACATTCCACCTAAAGTCGGATCGTTAGGGTTCATTGTGAACTGAGAATCTAGGCTTATTAGCATCTGAGCCTCTTGCGCTGCTCTCAGTGTAGTGCTACCGCACTGACATCTCTGTGCGTGAACCCATCATTGATGGATTTACAGGGATAAACTGACCGTCTAACTCGATAAGTTTTTCCTGACTCTCGTTTTCAATCGCCAACTCATAAATGTCGTGCATTAGCGGTTTGAGGAAGTTTTCAGCCAGATTACGCGCCATGACCATGATTCTGCGGTTTGAGGCGTTCATAAACTGGGTAATAAGATCGGAACTGTTCTGCTTACTAACAACAGTGCTGTCCATGCCACGCGCCATACGGCTCATACCACTACGCGCTTCTTTCTCAGTCTCAAGGTTCTCAATCGCTTGGAAGACTGTGCCTGAGAGGTTAGGCATCGGCATTGGTCGGACAACAGACTCAGGGTTAGGACTGTTAACGTCAATCACCGCCCCTACTCTGTTATCTAATAGGTCGCGTGGGTTCTTAACTAACGACAGGTTAGCTACAAAGCGTGAGGTGTTTGTCATAAACGTATGGTCTACAACGCCACGCTTCAAACTTGATTGTGTTTTCTGGATGTCGAATAGAACCTCCGCAAGGCTCATAC